CCTTTGTTAGGAAGATATTTAGGAATACCTATTCCGGCTGGATTCTTATGAACCTCCCATAGAGATATTCCTTCATCGTTTACATAAGTTCTGGCATACTTCTTATAATGGACAAAGCTGCAACGAAGAAATCGAGCTGCTCCTCTATTACTTTTAGTGTTGTCCATTGCTCTGAGGCAATCATCTTTAGATATGAATTTAGCTTTTGGCATTTAGTCTTCATCTTCGTCTTCTAGATCTACATCTTCAACGTCCTCTAGATCTTCTAAGTCTTCTTCTACTTCTTCGACTTCCAATTCATCATCTAGAGTCTTTTCAATAACAGCATCTAATGCTTTAGCATCATCTGTTATCTCATCTTCATCGTAGTTTAGAATCTCTAATGGAACATTTCTTACTCCTCTTGAAGTATTTTCTAGCTCTTGTAATCTTCTAGCAGTATCTTGATCTAAGATATCAAGCTCAGTGACTGTATAGTCTCCTTCTCCTACTACTCTAATACGTCCTACCTTAGGCTTTACATCTGAGCAATTAACACAGAAATCGTATCCGTAATTGTCTAATCGGAGCTTTGGCATATCATTGCCACATCTTGTACAAGGAATCATTTCTAAATTCATAACCGTTTTTGTTTATTAATTATACCTAAATATAAGAATAAGTATTCGTTCTAGCAACTATTTCTTAACTTCTTTTATACTTGTTATTACATTCCATACCTGCTCAGGTGTTTCAAAGTCTACTGTGATCATATCCTTTCCATCTGAGAGATCTATCTTACCGTCCCAATTATCTATGGTAGGTACTTGATACAAATAGTATTGTATTAATGCAAATTGTTCTTTGCTGAAGTGTATTTTAAATAGGTTTTCTATTACTTGTAAGAACTTCTCTTCGTAGATAGACATATCTACTCCGATCTCTTCTTCCATAAAGTCTCTCCTGTCCTCTATCTCTCTTAAAAGGATGATGTTTTCTATGAAGAGCTTTTTTTCCATTACCTCTCTAGCCATATCCTTTTCCTTTATACTAATACTAGCCTTTAAGTAGCTGTTTAGTGTTTTCCGCAATTCCTTCTTGTGCACCATGTGTGTAGCCTTTTACTTCAAAAATTGTTAGAAAATCGTTTACTGGTAACATTTTAGTTAGTGAGAAGAATTTAACTGCCTCTTCTCTACTTACTGCATCTACTACTCCTACAGGTTCTTGTGTAGGGTTACTTTTTGAATAAAAACAAAACTTTGCCATAATATATTATTGTCCTTTTGCTGCTTGATTTAAAGCATTAATTATAATTTTATTAAGATATTCTATGTAGATAAAGAATCCTATAATTGTCTTATCCTTTAATTCTCTATCTCTCTCAACAGCTAACCCTAGGGGTGATAGTCCTTGATTCAACTTTTGAGCTAGTTCCATAGCGATGTCGTCTTGTTCTTTCTTAGACATGCCTGTGAATGTGGTAGGCAGGAACTGTACCTTTACTCCTTTTTTGTTTGGATCTTCATTGACATCGATCTTAAGTACAAATTTATGTCCTTTGAAGTTTACTTTAGTTACTTCTGAAAGTATTTGTTTTATTTCGTTTACTAGATTCATATTTGCTTTTTATATAAATAGTTTAGTTTCTAATACACTTCGTATAAGTGTTTTGGTTTTATTTCTGGGTTAGTTATTTTAATCTTATCTTTAATATTGTTTGTTTTATTCTTTATTGATAGTATTAGTCCTCCGACCTCCCAATCTCCTTCTTCAGCATTATGAACAATATGTTGTAGGTTCTGTAATACTTCATTATAATTTTCTTGATTGATTTGACTCAGTTTAAAAGTCAGAATTATATCTCCCTCCACCTCTCCTAACATAAACCTGTCTTCTAAGTTTTGTGTGTTATATAGGTACGAATAACTGTCCCAGTCCTCTTGACTAAAATTAAGTAATTCATTCGCATACTTATGCTCATCTGCATTTACTAAATAGTCGTATGCATCTTTATTTGTTACTCCTACTTTATTAAAAAATGTTTCTACTATTGGTAGTAGCATAAGATTTGCTGAGTCAAATTCTATATTAGCTACAATATCGTAGTGATAGTCAAAAGGCTTACCGTGACTAAATCCTCCCCACTTTCTAAACATCCTAGTCATTTCAACTTCGTCTGCTTGTTCTTGCATTCTTGCTCTTAGTTGTGCTTCTTTATTTGACTTATCAAACCATCCTTTTCCTCTACTTGAAGTACAGGTGAAATGATACACCAAAGCTTCCCATGTTTGTACGATCTCTACTCCTGAAAGTATTAGTCTATTTAATATATCAGAGTCTTCTCTTGATCTTCTAAACAATGTATCATGACCTCCTATACTATTCCAAACATCTTTATACATTGTAAATGGAGCAAAGAAATATTCTGTTAAATTCTCTTGGCGATTCTCTTTACAGTACTGCAAGAACTCCTCATACTTAAATTCAGAAGGAGCTAATCCAAAGTTCATTGTATGCTTTTCAGGCCCTGGTCCATGTAGTGGTGGTTCAATTCTAGTACTAGATAGCACCATATTAGGCTTAACATGCTTCAGTACATACTCATCGTAGTCTTTACTTATAACCATATCTGATTGTAAATAAGAAACTATATCATGAGAAGCAAATTTAAACATCTCATTTATATTTCTAGCATAGCCATAACATACCGGTAGAATGTTTTTAAGTACTCTAAGATTTTTAAATTGTAATTTCTGCTCAAGTAACCATTCAAAAGTACCTTCATTGTCAGAGTCTATAAACACAATAATTTCATGTTCATCTGACTTCAGATTATCTTTAAGTGATTTAAACAATAACTTAATATACTCTAATTCGTTTCTAGCTGTATTGATACAAAAACTAATTGGCTGCATTTACTAATTTATTATAGACGTTTTTAATTCCTTGTTCCAATCCTAAGTAAGCTATTGGAAGATTGTTGTAAGTTCCTATATAGTTCTGTCCTGGAAGAGGATCTTCTATATTGATTGGTACTTTATTTATTGATAGATTATTTATTTGCTGAGCTATATTACTTAACGAAACAGTATCATCATATATACAGTCTACTTCTTTCAGAAGATCTTTACCTACAATGTAGTGTTCGATTATAGCAATCAAGTCAGGCATATACATAAAGTCCATTAACTTATCCTGATGTATCTTTATTGGATTACCTTGCAATACATTATTGATACTAGCTTTTATGAATCTTGTCTCTAATTCATCCTCACTAAACACTCCATATATTCTTAAAGTATAAAAGTTATCATGCTTATGAACTAACTTATTAATAATACTTTTACTATGTCCGTAAGGAGTTTCTATCAAATATCTTTCAGCTCCTGAACCTATATTGATTAGTTTATTAAAATGATCTCTCTTTGACATTAAATTATAAAACATAACTAAATTCCAAAATGAAATAGTCTCGTCTGGATCTCTAGGACTAGCTGCACCTTTTATGGCTGTATGTATAACTACATCAAAGTATTTATCTTTAAAGAAACGATCAACAGACTTACTATCGGTTAAATCTAACTCATCTCTACCTGGAGCTATTATATGATACTTACTCCATAAGCTCTTTGTAATGCTCTTTGCTAGATATCCGTTACCGCCTGTAATTAGTATTTTCATCGCTTTAAATTAATATAGATTGGAGATCTCTTCTGTAATGTATACTTAAAGAAGTCTGTTAACTCTTCATCTGTTTCTGGATGATATGTTTTGATATTATCAAATACTCCCATAATTCTTTTATCGTCATGAGACCAGTGAGAGAATCCTAAATATCCATAATCCTTATCTCTACCTCCTCCAATAATGTTTACAGGAATTTTTTCATAATCTAAATAATTCCTAATCATTTCAAAAGGCCTATAGATTGCAAAAGGAGTAATAGAGTATACAAAAGGAATCTTTCCTTCCATTGCCAATCCAATAGCCATTCCCATCATAACCATTTCGGAAGAACCTACATTATGAAAGCGATCGGGGTAAGTATCTCTTACATCGTCCCAGAGTCCATATCCTAAATCACCTGTTACTAAGTGTATGTCTTGATTATGTTCCATTGCTTGGTGTAACAAGCTTGCAAACGTTCTTCTCATATTAAGATTCTAAAACCTGTTTATAATTGTCTTCATTCATTACATGGTAGTGTGCATTTAGTCCTTTTAAGAAAGGGTATTGCTCTACCGTAGTATATCTTAGATTAATTGTAGGTAGGAATGCTTTTAACCTAGATGAGATGTAATCTTGATCAACTTCTTTATATGCACATAATCCGTTTATGTTAACAAATACTTCTATGTTATCAATCTTTTCTTCTACAATAGTCTTAAGAGCCTCCCAAATACTCCCTTCAGCTGCTTCACCATCGCTTATCAATACCCAAACCTTTCTCTTTGGATTAGCTACTGCTCTTCCTAGAGCAATTGTCAATCCTAATCCTAGACTTCCTGTTGAGCAGTATATCTTATTCTCTTCATCCCTATGAGGATGTCCTCCATGTTTGATAAACAACTCCTCAGCATTTATTCCATGATACTTCTCCAGGCATACGTACATTGCTAAGGATGCATGACCTGAGGATAGTATAAAGATATCGTCTTTATTCATTTTAGAAAAGATCTCATCAACAATACCTACACTCGATAAGTAGCTTCCTAAATGTCCTAGCTTATGTATATAGGCTATTTCAGCTATTCTCTTTTTTAATTCTACCATATAAACTTCTCTCTATAGTATTCTACAATATACTTTAATTCAGTATCAAAGTTTATTTGGGGCTTCCATCCTAATGCCCTTAATTTATCATCATTCAAAGCATATCGAACATCCTGCCCTTGTCTATCATATGAGAAATCTACAAAGTCTTCTAATATATAAACCTGATCCTTATTGTACAATGTAAGAACTTTTTTGATGGTTTCCAAATTACTTTGCTCAAATCCTCCACAGATATTAAATATCTCATTCTGTACTCCTGATTCGATTATCTTTACAACAGCATTGGCTGTATCCTGAGCATGTAGCCAAGTTCTAATTGGAGTGCCGTTATTGTGCAGTGGAATCTTTTTACCCAGTTTTAGGTACTTCAATGCCTTAGGAATTAGCTTCTCCGTGTACTGACCTGCTCCGTAGTTGTTAGTTGGCCTAACTATTACATATGGAAGGTTATATGTTCTGCCCCATGCTGTTACTAACATATCAGCTGCTGCTTTTGTAGCTGAGTATGGATTGGAAGGTTTAAGTAAATCTGTTTCGATATGCTCTCCTTCGGCAATGTCACCATACACTTCATCTGTACTAAAGTGGAGTAGTACAGGTTTTGCTGAATGCTCTCCCCTGTGATTCTTAATTAACTCTAGTAAGTTGTGTACTCCGTTTACATTTGAAGATACAAACTCATCTGAATTAGCAATTGAATTACCTACGTGAGTTTCGGCTGCTGTATTAATTATATAATCACAATCGTATAGAAACTTTAAATCATTTATATCACAATCAACAAATGAAAAAGTACTGTACTCTTTAAATTCTTTTAGTAGAGTTTTATTAGCTGCATATGTTCCCTTATCAACTCCCTTTACATACCATCCTTTACTAAGACATGCTCTTGTTACATAAGATCCTATGAACCCTAAACAACCTGTTACGTAGACTACTTTCACATTAATTCACTATATTTTGGTTTATTTCTAATTTCATACTCTAATTCTTCTCCGGCTTCTTTTTCTCTTTCTATACCCCTACTACGGTTAGATAGTGTTTCATTAAAAATATATGAATAAAAATCTAAAACGCCAACTTTTTCAGGAGGACACATTTCTAGACAAGGAAAAGATGTTGCTAAATCTTCTGCATGAAAATAGTAATCCCCTGTCTTACTATAGAGTAGATCTTCTTTTTTAATTTGCTTATACAATCCCCACTTGAAGGTACGTAGGTGTGATGCTCTCCAATAATCTTGACGATATAACTTACCTAAGTGTACTTGTTCACTGTAGGGAGTATTTTGAGGATTACCTGGCATACCGCTGGGATAGCATACCATTCCTCCGTAAGTCATCCATGGGGTATGTTCTATGTAAAACTTATTTAACTTAGATAAAACCTCTTCATCATATAGCCAATCGTCACCATCTACAAATACGAGCACATCCTCTTCATTATTCATAAAATTCTGAATATGTTTATTGTGTGGATCTATATTGTAGCCTCTTCTTTTATTTACAGGATTTGATATGATTGTCCAATTGTCCAGGTTACCGACTATATTTTGTACTTTTATTAAGGTATTATCCTTTGATGCATCATCTATATAAAGTACCTCATAGTCGGTATATGTCTGGTTTAGTATGCTAGCTAAATTATATTCTATCCAATCCTCGTTATTATAAGACGGTATGACTATTTTAAATTTATGCACTTGTTTAATTTATAGGTTATTTCCCTAATACTGTACTCCAGTGTTCAATCATTTCATCCATCATACTTTCAAAGGTGTATTCTGGTTTCCATCCTAACTCTCTTATTCTAGTTGAATCTCCTTTGAGATAAGGAAGCTCTTCAGGACGTAAGAACTTTTGATTCTGTACAACATATTGGTTATAGTCTAGACCTAACTTACTAAATACATACTCGCACATATCTCTTACTGATCTAGTCTCTCCTGTAGCTACTACCCAGTCTCCTGGTTTATCTTGCTGAAGGATTAAGTGCATTGCTTTAATATAGTCTTTTGAGTGGCCCCAATCTCTATAAGCATCCATGTTACCTAACTCTAACTTATCTTCTAATCCTAGCTTGATTGATACTGCTGCTTTAACAACCTTGTTAGTTACAAAGTTAGATCCTCTACGAGGTGATTCATGGTTAAATAAAATTCCATTTGAAGTATGTAACTTATAGGCATTTCTATAATTTCTTACAATATTATATCCAAATACTTTTGTACATCCATAAGGCGATACTGGATTCATTGGTGTGGTTTCTCTTTGATATCCGTCTGCATCTACGGATGAACCGAACATCTCTGAAGATGATGCTTGATAGAATTTAGCATTTGGGCATGACCTTCTATAAGCTTCTAACATATTAAGGACACCTACTGCATTTGTCTGAGCTGTAAATTGAGGAATGTCGTAACTAATCCTAACGTGAGACTGTGCAGCTAGGTTGTATATTTCGTCTGGCTGTATTTTGTCTAATAAATGTTCTATACTACCTTGATCTAGTAAATCTCCGTAATATACGTGCATATTAGTTCTTGCACTATCGATACGGCTTTGTTGATGTTCAGGTACTGAATTTCTTCGTACAATACCGTGAACCTCGTATCCTAATCCTAATAAATACTCAGCTAAATAACTTCCGTCTTGGCCATTAATTCCTGTAATAAATGCTTTTTTCATTTTTATATTATATTTTTATCTTGTTTGTAAATAAGGGTCTAGTTGTGAAAAGACCGTCATCTGTGTTAAATCTGGCCAGTCATTTACTGTCCACTGTCTTGGTGTTGTCTCTATTGCTGCTGGGAGTTTATCTAATCCTAGTTGAGCTGTTTCAGGTGTCATATAATAATGGTACCCTACTGTATCAATGTTCTGATCTCTCCAAGGAATATTTGGAAGCCTTCCATCATAAGACATCTTCTTTAGTTGAATAGCTGCTTCTTTATTGTCTGTTAAGATCATTCCTCCTCTTCCTAGACTTAAATGTTTTTGGTACTGAAAGGATAAGCTCATAAACGTACCCGGTACATAACTACCTCTTTTCCAAAGTACTGCTGCGTCTATTACTGTATCTGTTACATAATAATAATCCTTCCAATCTTCCTCTCTCCATTCTAATTCTATATTTAATTTACGAAATAAAAATGGAATAGACAAATAAGTATTCTTTGGTACACTTATTTTATTTGCATTAGTGTACCGTAGTGACAACTCTACCCCGTGGGTACAAGCATCTACTGCTACAGCGTAGGGTGCTCCGAAGAACTGTGCTACCTGATTTTCAAATTCTGTTACTGTGTTAAAATTCATAAGTCTGTATAAAGTTTTTGTATATGTAATCTTCTGCTGTCAACAGGTCAATGGCTAGTTGTAAATTTTTTCTAACCGCTTCTATTTTTGATTGGTATAATTCAAAGGAAAGATCTTTAATTTCAAAACTATCATGTAACATTATAATTCCCTCAGTATCAAAATAATCTCCAATATTATCAATACCGTAATAAATTGGAATTGTACCTGTCATAAAGCAATCAGTTATTTTCTCTGTAAACATGTTTGGATATGTTGCATTTTCCATTACAATTGAAAAGCAGTAATCTTTTAATCCATCTTCTTTATTTTCTAACGGCGTATATCCTCTACCAAAATGATCACATTCTTTTGAAAACTTTTGAACTACCTCTTGCCTTAGTACATGTTCTGCACACATTATTTTATTTGATGCTATCATTGAAACTAGCTTAGTTTTTGGATATACCTCTCCATGAGCAAAATAAGATTTAGCACTACATTGTGTAAGTTGAAAGATATCAGATAGCTCTGCTAATTCGGCATCATGTGTAAAGACTTTTATAAAGTTAGCTTTTAATGCTGTAATATTTTCTCTACACCATTTATAATACTGTGGTGCTATTGTTTTTGATTCACATAACCAGCCAAAGTTCTTTGTTATTGGATCTATTTCTATAAATAAACCATCGTCAATATGTATTGAGATTTGTGCTGACCTATCTTTAACCCATTCAATAAACTTTGGATCCATATCATTGGTAGAGACACTATGCTGGAATCCTCCGCCTATCATGTTAATTTTTGTTCTATTCATAGTATTTTGCTTTAATAAGTATTAACCTCTTCCTACGAAGATCTTTGTTATATAGTCTGTCTTATCTGTAAACTCAGTATTCTGGTTAATAAACTCCCTTAATGTATTTAATCTAATATCAAATCCTAACTTATGCAAAAATATTCCCCAAATTCTTTCACTAGCTTGAGCTTCTAATTTATTTGTTGGTAGTATCTTATTTAATCCCAGTTGCTTCAAATCATCTAAAATCTTTCTTTTACAGTATAGTGTAGTCCCAAATAGTCCTGCTAGTGTATTCAATTTTACATTTGTTAAATCTAAACCTGTCTCCGCTATTTTAGACATACTGTAGACGTATTGTGTATCTGAATCAAAGGGTAGTCCTTCGAAGTAGCTAAACACTGTAAGATCGTTTTTAGTTATTGGAGTGAGTTTTTTATTAACAACCATACTATCGTGTATTATATAAAAAAATTCAACATCGACATACTTTTCATAACAGTGCCAAATTGCTCCATCAATATGGTGTGTATTATTAATATCTTCAATAAGTACTTCATATTGTTGAATTTCGGTAAAGTATGTCTTATCTGGAGAGTTACTATCAACTACGCAGATTAGGTCTTCATTTCCTGATTCTCTAATACTCTTGATGCAGTTTACTATATGTTTTTCACCTGTGTTCCTACACGGTATTACTATCATTGTCTTCATAGTGCATCTATTAAGTTATTAGTAATATCTGTTAACTGTTTTTTACGGTTACATACTCTGACAGCTTCACACGCAATTAGTATATCTAATTCATTTTTTTTAATACCTAGTTTATACGTATACTGATCATAACATGTATTAAAAAAATCTGAATCTAAAGTATAATACAGTACGCTATATAGATGTTTAGCAGCATCTAGTACGTAAGATTGGTATATATCTTCCGAGTATATTGGATCTATTAGGTATAACTTACCGTTACTCTCTATTTGATTATGTACTGAGAAGTCCCCATGGTTAAATGTATTTGGTGGGTTAATCGTACCTAGCAGTGTGAGTAGTTTATCTTTATTCTGTATAAGTATATTATTTTCTAAATGATTTTTAATCCTCTCAATATATGTATTAAAATTAGCTTTATTTGTTGGTGGGGTATTCTTAAATTTAGACAAGGTGTCTAGTACTAGGGATACATTACTACAATAAGTTCCTTCTACATACCTAGTTGCTATTGTATTTTTATCATAACTCAAAACTCCTGGGGTGTCTAGTTCAATTTCTAAAGCTTTGTTATACCAAGCTACTTCGTTACTACTATTCGCAGTTACTTTTACGACACAATTATTTATTCGTCGAACTTTATTAGTTGTAAATTTTGAATCTAGCTTTTCATAAAAGATAGTGTTGTCTATATTATATGCCCTATCGTCTATGTACGCATCTCCGTACTCCTTACTAAAAGAGAGTTCATGAAACTTAACTCCATTGGTATGTAGCCAATTAGTTACAATATCTTTATACTTTTCTTCTCGTTGACTAATGGTTGAACATGACTTAGATCCCCTAGCAGTTACTACTTTTATTGTATTTCCATCATCGTACATTTTATTAACTAAGGAAGCTAGTTTTCGATTTAAGTACATAGTACTAATATCTCCCGTATCCCCTAGGGCTAACGTGCCGTCAAAATCTACTACAACAACCATAAATTATCAATATATGAATTAATATCTCCTAAATTTGTATGATTTTTTGAATAAACAACATTAACATTTTTAACCTGGTTATAGTACGTTAGTAAACTCTCTTCTGTTGCTTTTTCTAAATACTTACAAAAGGAATCTACAACCACACTATACGCTCCTACTGTAATGTGACCTGTTTCTTTCTCTTTCTCATTACCATTAATATAGTTAAAATTATGATCTAATCCAACAAAACCATACTTTAATCCATCTAATTTATAATTAGTTATTGCTATACTATCTCTCTCTAATTTATATAATACATCGGATTCAATAATAGTATCACAGTCGTGTATTACTACTGAGGAGTATTCTTGTAGGTATGGGAAGCATTGTTTTAATGTATCTAACCTATTGTTTGTTTGTTTACACGGTATTAGTGTTACTTTTGAATTATCAAATTTAATCTCAACACCTCCCCTAACTGCAACAAATACCTTGTCGGCACAGTTAGTTGCATTTTCTATTATTGTATCAACTATCCTTTTACCTTTATAAAATAATTCATACTTAGGTTGACTAAAATATTTACCTAATCGGATATTGTTACCGTTGGCTTGTATTAATATACATTTCATACTTATTGTAATTTTGATACTACGTAATAATATCTGCAAACTCTCGTAGTAAAAGTGGCATAGCTTTCTGTGCTAGGTGTATATCGTCCATAATAAAACTTTCATCAGTAGTTCCATCTGGGAGTATTAATAATGGTGCTATGTCTTTAAAAATAATATTATTTTCTATACATAATTTTTTTAGGTGTGTACTAAATTGAAGTGTCATTTTATTTCTTAAGATAACATCCCCATAATCTACGGTAGTCCCTCCAACAGAAGATGCAGGCGGAGCATACACCCCTACCTTAAAGTCCCTACCTTTTAAGCTTAATATTGTTTGCATATAACGGTCTACACATTCTATTATACCCTGTTCAATGTCGTTAGTATGAAATCCTATATGGTTACGTATATCTATTTCTCCAAAGCTTAAAAAAACATAGTCACCTTCTTTAACGCCGTACTCTAAAATAGCTTGTTCGATTCTAGGGAGTTTATTTAGTGAGTTATATGCTGTGTTTGAACCTATCTTTATTGGACAAAAATGAGGTATTCTTTGCTCAAACCTGTTAATATGCTGTTTTAACTGTCCCTGGCTTAGGGTATAGCATGTTCCAAATTCTGGTTGAATATGGCGTAATCCTTCGTAGGTCGTATCTGTGCCTGAAAAAACTGATACGTGACTATCTCCTATAATGTAAATCATAACTTATATACTTTTTTAATATTTTCAGATAATATACTTGCAACAATTGACAGTGCTGAAATATCTGCTTTTAGTAAGTAGTTGCATTTTGCTAGTGTAAATATTTCTTGGATGCATTCCACACCTAACTGGTATTTATGATATGGCCTACTGTCTCTATACCTATCGTATGGATGTAAATGTGGGTTATCTGCGTTAGCTCTGTACATATCTTCGTAGCAAATAACAGGAAGATTTATATGCTGCCTTACTAACTCAATAACTGTGTTATCGTCGGTAGCTAAAAATATTTGTTCAATTAATGTATTTTCTGCTAGTATAGCTTTTATTCGATCTATATAAGCTATACCGGGGGATACTTTGTGATGATACCTCATATCGGTCAACCTAATCTGCACCCCTAATGTTACCTTATCTTTTATGTTTTGATCGTAGTAGTCATTTATAAGATCAACCAGGTACTGTTTTAATCTAAAAGAGTTATAAAAGGCCTTTCTAAGTTCAGAAAATTCCTGCGTATCTGCATAGTAACTATTACAGTCGTATTTTAGATTTGCAGATATAAGACTATTCATTTTACCAAAGGCCTCTCCTTCCTCTATCTTTTCTTGATCAAAATAATACTCCCAGCAATTCTCTGTATTGTGTAAGTTACTGTTTCGCTCAGTACATACACAATCTTGCTTTTCCATATTAACAACTAACCTGTCGTTTGCGGATATATGAGTTAGTGCATTAAGTGCTATAAATATATTTCCTGCAAAGCCTACACCTGCATACTCGTGCTGATCTGTTATTTTTACAAACTCTAATTCATACTTCATTATACCCTAATTTTTTTGCATTCTCTAATATATTAGTTGGATCTACTTTCTTTACCAGCACTGCAGGGTTACCTTTATAAACTCCCCACTCTTCTGTATCTCCTTTTAAAAGACTTCCAGCTGCCAGTAGTACCCCTCTTCTTAGAATTGATCCAGGAAGTACAATTGCATTTGTTCCTATGTTAGAGAACTCCTCCATAATAACTGGTTCAATAATCTGAGTGCCTTTTAATTCTTCAGGTATCATTGCTCCGAATAATCCGCTTCCGTCAAATCGATCTGATCCGCAAATGATTCTAGCTCCTGCCATTATATTATTAAATCCTTTAGCTATAAAGGATCCCTTCTTTCCTCCTATAATTGTAACATATGGACTTATGTGAACGTAATCTCCTACTGTAACGTTTGTTGAACAATAAACTCCTTTGTCAATTGAGACATGAGATCCATTTATTTTTAATTCCTGTTTACTAATTACATCTACGTCAACCAGTACATCATCCCCTATTATGTTTACCATACTGCTAATATTATAAAAGTATTTTATATCTTAAATATACGTTTTAATTTCTCATTCCACAACACTGACCCTGCTATTACACCTCCGTGTTTGCCAAATATGTAGTCACATTTACTGAGAAGTTTTGTCTGTATTATAGTTTCTTCCCCTAGCAATTTACAGTGATTGTTTCGCTTGGTTGAGACATTCATCCAGCAATGTACAGCATTCATATACTCCATTGTTTCGTCTGTTGTTCTAAATACATCTGGTATAAAGTACGACTGTGGAAATGCAGCGTGCATTGCTGATATATACTCCATATCTTCACTGGCTAGAAATATTTTGGTTATTTGTGGATTATCTTGCAAGATTTTTTGAATCCCTTTAATATAATCGTCTACAGTGAATATGCCGTACATCGGGTGGTGAAAGTAATTTTCAGTCCCTCTAGCCATTACCCCTAAAACTGTATGTCCTGCAAATTCCTTATCCCATATTGCAGATACTTTATCAAGTATTGGCTGCTTTATTTTAAGGTATTGTTTATCAACTAATTGTTGCCTGTGTAGTTGATCTGGACTATCAAAATAGTCTTTACTGTGGTCTAGTATATCAGGGTTAGACGGAATTGTACATTCTATTATTTCATCTCCTGGTTGTGGTATTTGTTGATCAAACCATTGATCGAATGGATTATAATCATTAACAATATGAGTTGACTCAAAAGGATTAAATCCCTCAACCCATGTCGTACCTGACCAGTCTATGTAGGGGATTGTATCCATACCGCTTTCTTTATGTAATATAAGCTGCTCTAAACAAATTCTGTAATTTGAAAAGAAACCGTATCCATATCCCCATCCGTGGCGTGTTGGTGATATTCTATAAAATTTATCCATTAATAAAAGTTTTATCTAATTTTTGCCCTTCATAAGGACCTGTCTTATATTCGTATACAACTGTGTTATCTTCTAAGATTTCATAGGTATGTCCTCCGTACAGTGTAAAGCTCGCGTCACCTGGTTTAAGTATTGGAGTTGCAATAACGGTATCATCTAGATCGTAAAAGATACATTTAACACTTCCTGATATAACTATCCAAGACTCCTGCGCTATTTGTTCAGGATAATGTCTGTCTTTCTTTATGTGCTTATGTGGTGGAAATGTTTTTCCTTTTTCCATTCTCAGTGTTGCACACTGTATAAAGTTATCCTCTGGGACTACTTCTGTTCTGTTTTCAATTTCGTCCAACCTGTTGATAATGTGTAGTAGTTTTCCTTGCTCTACTTTTGAATAAATTTTTTCCATTTGTTATATATTAAAGTTTAATCCAATCCAATGGACATATGTCTGATGTATCGATATCTGCGTAAGCTGTTCCAAACCATTTTATAGGAGCAATTACCTTTTTAGTAGGATTGTTATTTAGGTAAGCTCCCCACCATCCGAAAGTGCTATTACATATGATATTACTTTCACACAAACTCATCATATAAAGATCCATCCAATCTGCTCCTGAATCAATAAAAAGTTTACTAGGTAGGAAGTCAAAAAGCTCTGCACATCCTATTACATCGTCACTGAATATTAAGTATGTCTTTTCTACTCCAAGTAGTTCTATCGCTTGTTTAAAATATTCAGGAGATTGTTGTGGATGGTGGTTAGGAAACTTTAAATAGTCTCCCCTCCTAACATGGATTGATACGTATGAATCTATGTCTGGGATTTGTGAAATAATATGGTCAGTAATTTCTTGTGTAGGTCCAAACAAATTTACTATAAACTCTTTATTGTTTTCAAAATACCTTGCACTTTGGTAGTACCCATCAAGAAGTAAATTACTTCCTTTTTGATAAGGTACAGGTGTGTACGCAAAAGATGGTTCTGTCCATATTTTATATTGATCAGGTAAACAGTCTATAAACTGTACATCTCTTAATACATTTGTACTGTATTCTCTATAATCTGGATCAATGCCTGGGCGTATAAATTCTTTTGAAAAGACGTATTCTAAATTATTATCCTTTGCCATAGATATTGCAGCTGCTATTTTAAACATTGCATTACCTAATCCTCCTCTATGGTTAGTTGTTATATAATTCATACTGTACTATAAAACACGGTAGTATTCACCTATCTGGAATTTAGCTTTTGTATTGATTGAGCTATGTTCGCTAGGTATGTAGTTAGATAGTCGAATAACTCGAAAATCAATACTCACTCTCGCTTTACCTGTATTGTTAATTTTATTTCCGTGTGTTAAATTGCATCCGTCCCACTGTATACATTCCCCATAGTTACAATTCATAGGAGCAAAATCTCCTTTATCCTCTTCTGATTCAGCCCAAATAGTATTAGTATCAAATGCATTAGTAAAAGGTAGGTAGAAATTATCCTCTTTCACCTTAGCTGACCATTCGCCGTTACGGTAATGTTTATCTTTATGGTACTCTCCTACTGCAATATTGTTTGGATAAGCTACTCTAAATGTAGGTATTGTCTGAAATACTACCTGTTCGTTATATAGAGGTTTAATTATATTTACTATAAAGTTACTATATAGTTGTATAAATTCTTCAGTTCTTGCCCAGGTATAGTAGAGTTTATGCCAACTAGTACTCTGGTCTTCTTCTCTTGTAAAAACTTCAACGTTATCGTTTAACGTAGTTAAATCATCTACACGAAATACTTTCTGCAACTGTTCTCGGAAGGTGTATATGTCTGTACTGTATTCAATTTTTCTCATAATGGCATATCTCTATTTAATATACTAAGAATTTTTTGCTTAAACAACTCTTGGCTGTAATATATTCTATAATTATCTTTTGCTGTAATACTACATTGTTTGTAGAACTCTTCATCATTTTTTAATCTTTCAGCTAACATTGCTGCTTTCTCTACATCTTCTACATCTACTGCTAGATCTGGATGACATAGTCTCTGTGTGTCTACTTTCTCATTTCCTATACAAGGTATACCAAAGTATGCACAATTTAAACTAAAAGTTCCAGCTGCTATGGTTGGCATAAGATGTACAGCATATTTGAATGAACTTAACTGTTTCATCCAATCTGTCCACATAACTCTTGGTAAATGATTTACCAATTGATCCTCTCCATCTCTCATTGCATGAGAAGTCTGTCCCCATATTGGAACATCAAACCTCTGTGCTACTGTAAAGCTTTCCATTCCTCCATACCATCTAGCAAAGTTTCCTCCTATGATAACCTTTTCTTCTCTAATAGATTGAATATCTTCTACTATAGAGTCAATCATTAGAGTAGGTATAACGTGCACAGGTACGTTAGGAAACATTCCTTTATAGTATTTTACATCATGTTCGTTGTGTGCAAAGATACCGTCTGAGGATGTAAGCATATTATAAAACAGTACTTGGTCTACCATTTCATAATCGTTCCATAACCAGTGAGGCCCTTCTTGTACTATGTATACTTTTTTGTTATACTGTTTTAACTCTTCTATTAAATTTGAAGAGAGTAACATTGATATAGGATTTATTTGATCCACTAACTTACTTCCACATGCATCTAAATATACTCTCCCTTTAGGGAATATAATAAAAACATGGTCATAGTCTCTCACTGATCCGTAATTATATATACGTTTATGATCAGCATCCAATGCATGCATCCAAGCAAACTCTGTTCGCATGTTAGAGTGGTTAGAAGGAATCTTCCCCTCAAATCCCATCTCTGTTAAGAATGCTATACCCATATTGTTTCTGGACTAAAGAATTTATCTACGATTGTTCCTATGTACTCTATTTGCTCTAATGTAATAACTGGAGAACATCCTAAGAAGAAAGTATCTGTTGTTACTTTTCTTGATACTGGAAATTTCTCTATTACTTCTTTTGGATCAATCAAATGAGAGTATCCTGGCTGAAGCATAATATTACCTGCAAAGTAAGGTCTTGTTTGAATCTTATGTTTTTCTAAGAACTGACAGAATTCAGATCTTGTAAACCCTGCTCCATCTTTTACTGTTAATGCAACTGCAAACCAATCTGGATCTGCTTTAGCTGTAGCTTTTGGTAGTATAAATTTATCTTCATACTTCTTAAAGATGTCGACAATTGCTTTATGATTTCTTCTTCTCAGTACTCCAATCTCTTCTAACTTACCTAACTGAACATTACCCATTGCAGCTTGTAACTCTGTAGGTTTTAAATTGTATCCGATCTCTTCGTAAGTATATTTGTGATCAAAGATCTCATTAGGAAGACTTGGTAACCAGTTACTAAATCTGATACCACATGAACCACACTCTAAAGCATTTGCTTTACCTTGACAGTAACATCCTCTACCCCAATCTCTGAAGCTTCTTAAGATCTTTTCTAGTTGCGGATCACTACATGCTACAAATCCTCCTTCACCCATTGTAATGTGATGTGCTGGATAGAATGAGCATGAAGCCATTTTACCAAACGATCCTAACATCTTACCATCGTAAGTTGTTCCTAAAGCATCACAACAGTCTTCTAATAGTATTAAATTATACTTTTCTATAATCTCCATCAATCGATCCATGTTAGGTGGATTACCTAATACGTGAGCAAAGGTAATTACTTTAGCATCTGGATGATCAATACATGCTTGCTCTACTTGATCTAAATCTAAGTTCAAAGATTCTAATTCTATATCAACAAAGATTGGAGTAAAGCCTACTTGAATAGTAGGACTTAGTGTTGCAGGAAATCCTGCTATTGGAGTAATTACTTTTGTACCTTTCGGTAAATTCATTCCTCTCTTAGATGTTAGAGCTAACATCATTAGTAAATTAGCACTTGAACCGCTATTGACAATAACTCCGGTCTTATGTCCTAGCTTCTTAGGAAACTTTCTTTCGAACATTGCTCCTTCTTTTCCTAGAACCAGCCATCCTTCTAGCATAGTTTTAACAACTGCCTGAGCTTCCTGGCCATCGAAATAAGGTCCAGCATATTGAACTAAGTCCTCTCCTGCTACCCATTTCTTCTCGCTATCTTTCTTTGTAATATACTTTTGTACTAAATTTAAAATATTATCCATAACTGATTTATAAAGTATTGTAGTAATTATTCTGTCTTTCTTGTCTGTCGATTGTCTTTGGATGGTATAGAGCCCATTCCTCTTCTACTGGGAGCATACCGTGAATCTTAAATCCTTCTAATACTTCATGTACTTTGTTAACCCATTTAATGTGAGGAGCATTTTTATAAATTCTCATTTGCCAGTCAGCCCAGTTCACCCATCCTTTTTCATTTACATTCCATCCCCACTTCTTAATATGCTCCTCTGTTAATCCTTCTACGGTGTTAACTCTAGGAACTCTAACCATATCGACATCGTTAGTACTTAACATTCCAGGTAAGTTTTCAATTAAATTGATATGAGGAATTTCATCAGCATCTATTTGAAAAATATAATCTCCTGAGCATACTTTAAAGAATTTATTCTTCCAATCGGCAAAGTGTCCTTCAAATTTACTTTCGATTAATTTGATCCAATTTGCAGAGGAGAATCTATATAGCTGATCTTGTAACTCTTGAGACATCTTAGGACTATCTGCTAGTACTACTATCTCATCTTCTTCACGTTTGTTGGAATGGAGGAAGTTGACTAGTCTTTTCACTTCCTCCAATTCATTACAAACTGTTATTGCATAACTTATTTTCATACTTAAAGATATGAAATTTATTCTGATTCTGCAACTTCTACGTCAAAGAATCCTATCACTTCTAAAGCATCCATAAAATCTCTTTGACCAAACATTTGAGCGTTTTTCATATCCATTTTATGTGTTTGTCCTTTGGGGAAGTTTGCTTTCTCTTCTTCTGTGATTTCAATAGCTTTTACTGCAGACCACATCCAGTTATCTTTTGATGTACCGTCTAAGAATACCATTCCTTTTCCTGGAAGAGTGATTGTAGCTGGAAGCCATACTTTCCCTAAATCGTCTGTATATAGAAGGTCTTTATATAATTCTGGGGAGTTTTCTAATGTATCTTTTACAAGTTTACTGTCTGTTTGCATTAATGTACTGGATGTAAATCCACATCCAAAGCAGAAGTGTGTAGTTACTTCTTCGTTTATTTGCTGCTCATAGCAAGCATTACCTCCACAATGTGGACATATTACCATTGTTTCCATTTACTATACTTTTTTTAATTTTGGCAATTCTATTTTTTTTAATTGAGGTAGTTTCAACTGTACTTGTTTTGGGAACTCAGGTACATACTGTGTTAGAAAAGAATCTAACGTCTCTCTCATCTTTTCGTATGAGAATTGTGTTCTGCTCCTATGTCCTTGTCTCTTTGCTAGAGGTTTCCATTTATCGTAATTGTCGTAAATATCTTTAAATGCTTGACCTACTTGTACTGGATCTGCAGAGAACCATTGACTTTCTGTTAAGATCATCTTATCAACAGCTGCTGATGGATGTACGTTTGTTAGATTACCTCCTACGTATTTTATAAATTCTTTATCAAGAAAATCAACATGTCCTGACCAAGCTGATGCTATAATCGGTTTGTTTACTAAACTGAATTCTAGCAAAGGTCTTCCAAATCCTTCTCCTTTTGTTAAAGAAACCATTGCTTTTACTTTACCGTAATTGTATAGTTCATTAATCTCTGCATCAGTCATATCACCGTGAAGTAAGTATACATTAGGTAAATCTCCTTTAACAGTTTTTCTTATTGCATCTATTCTATTTAACAGCTCTTCTCTGTCCATAATAGATGTTCCTGAACCTGCTTGTACTTTTAGTAATAGGGCTGGTCTTTTTCCTTTAGGTTTATTTTTAAATGTTTCTAAGAAGGACTTAATAGTATATCCCATATTCTTTCTATCCTCTCCTAAAGCTCCTGGTAACCAATGCCCCACTGCTAGAAAACAGAATGTTTCATCTATTTCGTCGAATTTTAACTCTGTAGGAAGTGCTAGTGGAGCGTATTTCTCAATATCGACTCCTTCAAATAATACTTCTACCTTTGTTTGAAGCTCTACTGTACCGGTAATTTGGCCTGTTCTACTATCCTGCATATTGAATTTAGAATCTTGAAATACCTTTTTAGCATGCTCAGAAGAGACTAATACCAAGTCCATATTGTTACATCCTTGAATCCAAGAAGGATCGCAAAGTGTTGTTTCAATCCCTGCTGTTACTCCAATATTATGCTTACCTACCTTTTGAAATTCATTCGGTACTGTAATCTGAATCCAGATATCTGGCTGCTGTGTTAATTGTGGAACGATTCTAGAAGATAAAGATTCATTTTTATGATCTTTTAAATATCCAAATCTAGTTCCTCCCCATCTCTGTGATAGTATCTTTACATCGTACTTATCTAAGTCGATAATTGATTGTACAAAATCTCTTGCTCTTGCTCCATATCCTGAGTAAGTATCAATTGGACAACTTACTACTACTGTTGGTTTGCTCATAACTAATATAATAATTTATGTGTAATGTATTTTTTAGGTCTGTCTGTGATTTTATGTAATTCAAATCTTGCTCTTGGTTTGAACTTTTCGAATGTTTCATCCATTGCATCCATTACATTCTCGCACATTTGTCTTGCTGACATTCCTGATTCGTTAGATGTTACCCATTCTCTAGCTAGGGCTCCTCTTCTGTCTCTTTCCTCTTTACCCATGTTATAAACCTGCTCTAAAGCTTTTGCTACATCTTCTGGTCTACATCTATCATCGAAGATATAAGGAGTTGGAACTGAGCCTACCATTGAAATGTTTGAAGGGAATACAGGGACTGCCCACTCTCCACACTCCTTATATGTTCCTCTATGATTGGAAGGAAAGTCAGGAGTAAAGTCAATCCACTTACCGTTCTCATCTGTAAATCTCATTTGATCTTGCATACCTCCTGTTACGTTGGCAATAATCATTTTACCTGCCATCATAGTCTCAGTTAAAGATAATCCCCATCCTTCGTTCGAAGTGATAAGCATTCCAACGTCTGCTATATTATAAAGTAAGTTCATTTGAGGAGTATCTAATCTCTCTTGTGAGAAGAATACATTTACATAACTATCATCACAAATTGCTTCTCGTACTGCATAAAGATCTGTACCGTTTTCATCTACAGCTTGTGTATGCATTACAAGAGCACATTTTTTAGCTTTCTCTTCTCCGATTAAATCACAGAACATTCTATAAGAAAGAATTACATCTCCTGGAGATTTTCTTCTAATGTTTCTAGAGTTAAAGAATGCTACGAATTCAATATCTTTTCCTCCAAATAACTCTTTCTTAAATTGACCTAATGCTTCTAGTTGGTCTACCGAAGTCATAGGAAAGAAGTGTTCGTGATTTATTCCGTGAGGTACGTACTTGAGTATTTTACCCTCAGCAGCTTCTCCTAAAACTATTTCATTAATATTTTTAGTTTGTTTTGAGATTGCCATTAATAAGTCACATGACTCGTAGTAAGGCTTATTGTATAAAGGTGCTGGATAGTCATCCCAAATGTTTAGGTACATTAAAGGAATTTCATTCCTAATCTCTCTTTCAATTTCAAATAACCAAGTCCAGTATCTTGGATCAGTGAAGATAAAAATTGCATCTGGTTTTTCTTGAGCAATTAAAGATCTGATTTGCATTGCATCTCCATAGCCGTTATTTGGTAGTACCCTTACCCAGGCGTCATCAATACCTGCAAACTTATTTACCTCTGCTGAGATATCAAATCCCTTTCCTGCTTCAGGGTGATTGATTGCTGCTCCTAAATTTAACCAATTGAAGTGGTGTGCTGTTCCTACAACAATTTCTCTAGCCATAGTTGCGATACCGGAATGCATCCTAATATCATCGCATAACAAAAGAATCTTTTTACGATCCTCTTTCTTAACATAACGAAATTTTTCTTTCATGTAACTATTTTAATTTAATATTTGTCTGTGTGTGGAGTTTTTGTTTAAAACTCTCTTCTGTAAGATAGAGAAAAATTGCTCTGTCTACAAGCTTTTGTAATGAAAATTTATGCCTTACGCATTGCTCTTTAAATTCTTGCAGAAGATCCTCCTCTACCTTAACCGATGTTAATTTTTTAGTGTTCATAGTTTATATAATTATATTTATATATAAATATACCCTTATACTAAAACACCTGCATGGCAATGCTCTGTTCCTTTATATTCACAGAACATACAATTTGACTTGGAAGGCTTCTTCTCATACTCCTTATCGATGTACTGTCCTTGTTTATCAAAAGCATCATCAATAAATTTTGTAAGAGCTGTTGTTGCTTGTCCTCTTTTAATCTTTCCTGAAGGAGGAACAAACTCTTGAACTCTTCTACCCATTGCCGGAAACTCTGGATTGGCAGGAACTTTTCTCTTAACAATAAAATATTTTACATCTACCTTATCAACATCGATGTTAAACTGTCTTGCTAGGAATTCTTTATATAGAAGTAATTGTGCTAGCTTTTTATCATCCTTCTTTGCATAATCATTCCATCCTGAGGTTGATGTTTTAATATCTAAAATGATATACTTGTCATCCTGCTCGTCGTATAAAACAATATCAATATATCCTTTGAAGAAAACATTCTCAGTTATTTGATGTATAAGAGGAATCTCTACTCCAACCAGCTTGTAGTACTTGGTACCGAAGTAAACAGAGCGTTTCTTACGAACGTACTCTAATATTTCAACACCATCATTATGAAACTCAGATAACTCCTCAGAACTAGAAAAGTGTTTTCCGTACTTCTCTTTCTCTTGAGCATAGATTGTGAATAGTTTTTCTTGGAGCATTTGTTTGAAGTCCATTTCATTTGACTTCTTTACTGTTCCGTCATAGAGTTCTGTCAACCATTCCTGTACCACTTCGTGTACTGCTGTACCGAATACTGTATGTATTGATGGCTTATACTCTTGCAATCCTTTAACATACTTCAATGCCCATTGATGTGGGCAAGTATTATATGCTAGAGTCTGACTATATGATATTGATTTCTGAATAGAGTAGTCTATTTCTGGTCTACAAAAATCTCTTATCAGGCTTACTTGTTTAAGAATTTTCTTTGCCATCTTTTAAGTTTTTGATTTCTCTTTTTAAATACCATAAGGCTTTTTCAAGCTCCTGGATTGTATCGTCTTTCTTTCCAGCTCTTGAAATATACTTGATAGTATTTCCTAAACAGAAACCTAACTTCCAGGCTTCAATAACTTTTATAGCTTCGTAGGGATTATCTTTTCCTCCGTAGTGTTGAGGGTGATTCACTAGTTCTTTCTTTGGACTTGGTCCATCAATAGTAAAAATTGCTTCTCTATCGTTCATAATAACATTTTTATATAACTATAATATATGAAAAAAGGCCTGTAAAAACAAGCCTTATTTTAATTATTTTATAAAGAATACTGCTGTGGTTAAGCTTACAAAAGCTAGTACCTTGTACCAGAATGTTTTGTTCTTTTGACTCTTTAATTCTTTCTTTAAGTCATCAGTCATTCCTTTATACTCTCCAATTTGAACATCTTTCTGAGTAATGATGAACTGATTATTCTTATCTTTAACAGTTAGAAGACTTATGATAGTATCTTTCTGTACTTCTCTTTGTTCTAATTTAATTACTTTGTCTTGAGTAAGTTTTAATTCTTCCTTACATCCGTCATAGCGAACTAAATCTTTTGCTGCTAATCTTACTACCTTAGTTGGTAGTGTTACCTTGGTTGTATCTGTTTGTGAAAAAGAATTCAAGCTCAGCGTTAGAAAACTTATCAACAGTATTAATTTTTTCATCTGTTTGTTTTTTTACAATTGTTATAGTATTATCAATATGGTGAATTTCTTTCGTAATAGCAACTACATTCTCCTTTACTGAATCGATCTTAACATCGATCTGTTTATTTATTACTTGTGCTGAATCTATTTTGGTTTGGACTGAATCTATTCTTCTTTCATATCCTTTTACATCAGTTCTAATACTGTTAGTAGTAAAAATGTTATAACCTAATAATGCAACTACAATAATAAGTAATATATTTTGTTTATTCTGTAACATCTCTGTCTCCTTTATGTTTGTCTAGTTTATCTAGGATTTGTGTTAGTAGTTCGTTTTTAACTACTCCTACCATTGAGGCATTTTTTAGAATAGAGATTAACTGGAATACCAGGAATGGAGCCATAATTGTCTCACTTAACCATGATGTTCCAGTGAATCCTTTTTCTATTGTTAATATAGCTGAAAGCATTACTACCCAAAATACAAATGTTTTTAGTACACTTAATGCTTTATATGTTCTGAATCCTTCTCTCTTAACTCCAGCCCACACACCAAAGAACCCATCAGCAAATATTACAAATGCTACTGAAAGGTATTGTTCGATGTTATCGGCGGTAAGATTCATAAAGTATGAACCTATAAATGCGCATGCTGTTGTCAATGATAATGTAATTAAAAGTGAAGTTTTCATCTTATATTTTACTATTTAACGTATTCGTAGTACTTTTTAGTTTTTTGATTTCTGTCTTCTAACCCGTGAGTACCACCGTTAATTCTTTTCGTAAGAGCTAAGATAGCTGCATCGTTGATTCCTTTGTCACAAATTTCCCATAATTTGTTTTTGTCAAAGAAGAACATCGCTGATTCAAATGAATAAGTTGTAGCTACTAGGTCAGGATTAGTCATAATTTCTGGCTTGTTTAAATACTTAGCAAATGCTGCGTAGTTATCTTTTCCAGTTAATTGAAGAGCACCTCTTCCTCTAAATTTAAAACCGTCTCCTGATTTCTCATCTCCGTTACCCATTCTTGATGCGTAAACTCTGTTAGCGATTTTTTCAGGATTTCTAGCGTAAGACTCTTCCAAGTTACCTGGAAAGTATTTTCCAAAGATACCTTGAAGACCTTGAGCTGAATAGTTTAAGTTTTCAGAGAAGGCTTTAAACCCTCCTGTTTCGTGAGCTGTTTGTGCAAAGAAATGTGCAGCTCTTACTGGAGTTAATTTATAGAACTCCATTGCTTTTTTCATAGTTCCAGGACCGAATGCTCCATCTGCAGCTACTCCGATCTTTTCTTGTAAACTTTTTAAACTCATAATCTAATTTTTATTCTTCGTTGTTTGATTTGTTTCCGTTTTTCATTGCAGCGAATTTCTCTAATACGTCTGGAAGGAATGATCCTAATGTGATGTACATGAATGCATCAAAGATGTATTCGTTTAATTCTAAAGCTTTACCCATGTAACCTGTTACTAGGTCTACAATAATAGCAATTACCATTACCATGAACGACATGAATCCAATTACAACTTTTTCGTTGTAGTCATTTGATTTTTTAAAGATACTGAAAAATCCCATAAAATAATTTTTTAAGTTAGTTAGTACATAACGAATTGGTAATAACAAATTTTTCATAGTAACTGTTTTGATCTATAATAAATAGGCATAAAAAAAGAGGCACAAGGCCTCTTTGAAGTTTAAGTCGAGTCTGATTTATTCCTCAGAATTCAACCCTTTTAATTCCTTTGGAAGAAATTCTGTGTTTACATGGCCGCAAGCCTTGCACGCGAATACCGGAATAGGCATGTAGGTTGTTTGTCCTGTTCCTGTTAAAAGTCCCGATGCCTTTCTAATGTGAAGAGCTTCTTCAAAGAAAGTGTATTCACACTTCTCGCATTCCACCGGCAGGGTTTGGTCGATGGTTAAATTTAGTCTTGGTTGTTCCATTGTTCTTGTTTTTCTTTACTACATAACTCATCCACTTTTACCTCCTCACCTGCAATTTGAAATACAGTGGCCGGGGAAAGATTTGGACCTTTTTTGCATATGTCTGTCGCTCTCTCTAAAAGTGTTTTCATATTACCGGCACAATCCGAAGCACGAAGTATCTCTATGATGGTCATAGTACTTTTCTGATTTGTTGTAGTGGTAAACGTTCTACCTTCTTCAAGTAACTCTTGATATTTTTTTATTGAGTCTGACATATACTTTATGTATTATTTTTTCTTAGGGTAGTATTTTCTTTTTTTCTTAGGCTTGTCAATTGGAAACTCTGATTTAGTTTCTTTCTTAACTTCTTCTACTACTGCCTTAACTTCTACTGGTGTAGTTTCTGGTGTTACTTCTGCTACCTTTTCTTTCTTAGGAGCTTTCTTTGCTACAACAGGACGTAGGTCTTTATTGTACAATTCTTTGGCTAGGTCTGCTAATTCTTGAGCTTCTTTGTTGTTGTCAAAGTCTGCTTTGAATTCCGACATTGTTTTTGTTCCTCTTTGCATATAGTATGCAAGTCCTGCTGTTCCTGCTACTATAACTAACACTAAAATAATTGATGTTAAAATTGTCATATGTTTGTTTATTTGTTAAAATTTGCGCGTGACACCTTCGGTGAGGAGGTTTTAACGCCCCCTCCCCTCTCGGTCCTTGCCTATTTACTCTCTGCTGTTGAAGCTTTTCTATAATCTGTGATTAATTTTTTAACCTCTCCGATAGACTTTCTTGCTTGTGCTTGTGATTTTTTAGTAGTTCCGTTATGGCTTGCTACAAAACTCTGATACAATTCGTCGATTTGTTCGAATAATTCTTGCTTGTTCATTTTTGTTTATTTTAAATTAATATTACATGAACTGAGAAGGATCCATTCCTGCTCCTTGTTCATCTTTTGTTTTTATTTTTGTGATTACACACTCTGTGATTAACATTGTTCCTGCAACTGATGCTGCATTCTCTAAGGCTAGTCTTGTTACTTTAGTTGGATCAATAATACCTTCCTCTAACATATCAACATACTCTCCTGTTCTTGGATTAAATCCAATCCACTTATGATTGTCAAAGATGTAATTTACTCTCTCTTCAATTACTTCTGAGGTCTCTCCTGCATTTGCTAAGATTTGTTTGAATGGCTTCTGAAGAGCTTTGATTATGATATCAAATCCTTTTTGCTGGTCTGGATGTTGAGCTAGTAATGGATTATCTAGTAACGAGAAAGATGCATTCAGTAAAGCGACTCCTCCTCCAGGTAAGATACCTTCTTGTAAAGCTGCTTTAGTTGCATGAAGTGCATCATCAACTCTATCCTTCTTCTCTTTCATTTCAACTTCTGTATGACCTCCGACATGAATCATAGCTACTCCTCCAATAAGTTTTGCTAATCTATCTTGTAAGATTTCCTTTTCGTAAGGTGAAACTGTATTATCGATTTGTTCTTTTAACTCTTCGATTCTTTTTGTAATAGCTTCTTCAGATCCTTTACCATCTACAATGGTAGTATCATCTTTTCCTACTGTTACTTTTCTTGAATTACCAAACCATTCTAAATTAAATTTGTCTAGCTTCATTCCTTTCTCCTCAGATACAACTGTACCTCCTGTTAGAGCTGCAATGTCCTCAAGCATAGCTTTCTTCTTGTCTCCAAATTCAGGAGCTTTAACTGCTACTACTCTAAGAATTCCTCTCATTTTATTTACAACAAGTGTTGATAAAGCCTCTCCGTCAATATCATCTGCAATGATAAGTAAGTCTTTATTTTGTTGTGATACTGATTCCAATAAAGGAAGCATCTCTTTTACGTGCTGGATTCTTTTATCTGTGATAAGGATTAAAGGATTGTTCAATACTGCAGTCATGGTATTGTTATCTGTAACGAAGTAAGGAGATTTGTATCCTCTATTGAATTGCATACCCTCTACAGTTTCAAGATAAGTCTCTCCTGTTTTAGATTCTTCAATAGTAACTAATCCATCTCTACCAACCTTATCCATTGCTGTTGCAATAAGATTTCCTACCTCTGGATCATTGTTACCTGAGATTGTTGCTACTTGTTTGATTTGTTCTTCTTCTGTAACTTCTTTAGAGTATTTCTCTCTTAAGTACTGTATTACTGCTTTAGTGGCAATATCAATACCTCTTTTCACTTCTACTGCATTTGCATTTTGTAGCTCAGATAATCCTTGGCTATAAATTTCTCTTGCAAGTAATGTTGCTGTTGTAGTACCATCTCCAGCCAATCTAGCTGATTCGATTGCTACTTGCTTTACAGCTTGTGCTCCAGTATTCTCAATTGGATCTTCCAATTCTACTTCTTTAGCTACTGTTACACCGTCTTTTGTTGAGGTTGGATTACCTCCTTGTTGTTGAATGAATACATTTCTACCTGATGGCCCCAATGTACATACTACTGCGTCTGCTAGTTGGTTTACTCCTGATAGTAACTTCTCTCTAGCATCTTTTGAAAAACTGATTTGTTTACTCATAACTACTCTTGTGATTTTCTAATTGTTGCTAAAATTTCTCTGTCCGGAAGGATAAAGTATTCTTGACCTTCAAAGTCAATACGGATTGTACCTGCTTTAGGAATCAATACTACATCTCCTACACTGGCTTCTACTCTGATAAATTGTCCAAATTCAGACTGGCGTCCTGGACCTACGGAAACTACTTCACCCATTTCAGGCTTTTCTTTTCCCATATCCGGAATGATAATACTTCCGAATCTTTCTTCTCCTGATTCAACAGGCTTTACAATAACTCTGTCGCTGTTAGCTGATAACTCTTGTGACATAAACTTGATTTGGTTAATAACTTATTTTAATAATATATGAATAAATATCTAAAGAAACAACTTCTAATGACCTTCTGCAAAGTTATTTGCTATTTGTGGTGGTGCTTTTAGAGTTACTCCTGGAAGTTGTGTTGTTAATTCCATCAACTCTTGAACGTAAGGCATGAACATTTCTGCTTGGTCTTCTCTTACATTTATGATCAACTGGTCATGAATCTGAGCTTGTACTCTAGCATCTATTCCTAACTCTTTTGCTTTTCTATTAATTTGAATTGCTGCTCTATTTACAACCGCCGCCGCTAAGGACTGTAGCTGATAGTTCAAGCAGTTATTCAATCCATTTCGATAATCTCTATACATCTGCATTACAGGATCTTTTCCGTACTGCTGTTCAAGACTCTTTCTAAATCTCCAATCCAATACCTGATCTCCAAACTTTTCAAAGATCAATTTTACTTTCGGTAAGTGACGAATACGTCCTACTTTATTTTGTATAAAGCCGTGTCTCTTTACTTGCTCTCTAGAGTTAACTCTCCACTCTTTTAATTGAGGAAAACCATCTAGGTAACCTGCTACTAAAGTGTCTGCTTCTTTTTGAGATATGTCTAGAGTCTTTGCCAATGCATATGCTTCCATTCCGTAGGCAATTCCTAATGAATAAGCCTTAGCTTGATTTCTTTTTACTGGATCTAATTTCTTTAAGAAGATAGGAGATTTAGTATCAGGTGAAACACCATCTGGATATTTAACTCTGTCTTGATCTAGCTTCTCAGTTCTAATAGCAACAGTAGAATAGAAATCCCATCCGTTGTTAAAAATCTCTTGAAGATTAATATCACCTGCTACAGAAGCAAAGCAGTGAGGTTCTAGAGAAGTATAGTCATTATCGATTAGCTTTCTTCCTTCTCCTGCAATTAAGAACTCTCTTACTACGTTTGTATATTTTACAAGTAGTGGAGTATCTTCTCCTTCTTCTTTAGGCTTTGGTAATTGTTGAGCATCTGAACCATATCGTCCTGATACCGTACCATTTTGTTTATAATAGAAATAATATCTTCCATCCTCTTGACCATCTAGGAATCTATCGATGTAAGTTGATTTAATCTTCAATAACTTATTATATGTTCTAAGATTATTTGCCCACTCATATGTTTTAGATAACTCCTCTAACATATCCATATCGAATTGATCTTGTCCTTTTTTAGTCTGAGTAAGAGGTTTAATTCCCATATACTTGAATGCAATCTCACCTAAGTGTTTTTTAGACTGAATGTTCAGATACTCTCCTTCGTTCTCTTCCTTCCACATTTGCATAGAGATTCTAACAACTTCCATTTCGTCCAGTAGAGATAACTCTCCTGTTAGCAAGAATTGTTTTACGTTACTCTCTTCTAGCTCTTCGATAGCTTTTTTAGTCAGAGAATACTTCCCAGTCTTCTCACTTCTTTCCAATGGAAGAGAATGAAGCATGATTAAATTCTGTGCCCAGTTACCTTTATGTGAAGGTGGATAAGTATAGAGTGCTGTATCGACTACCCATTCCTTTGCTTCTGGAATAGCTAAGATGCTGTTGATTACAATTCTCTTATTCGATTCTAAATCGTTTGTAATATCTTCTTTAGTCTTTTCTAGTAACGGAAGATCTAAAGCTACTCCTAACTCTTCCATCGGAACAGTTACTTCT